AAGAGGCGTTCGAGGACGCCTGTCTCACGGGCGACAACCAGATCTTCCTGTCCGCTACGCGGGCACAGGCGGAGGTGTTCCGCTCATACATCGTCGCGCTGGCGAAAGAGAAGTTCAACATAGAGCTGAAGGGCAACCCGCTGGTGCTCAACACGGCGAAGGGGCAGGCGACGCTCCACTTTCTCAGCAACAACAGCAAGAGCGCGCAGAGCTACAGCGGGCACGTCTACATTGACGAGTGCTTCTGGATTCAGGGTTTCAACGAGCTGTACAAAGTCGCCTCGGGCATGGCCTCCCACAAGAAATGGCGGCGGACCCTCTTCTCCACTCCGTCCGCCGTGGCGCATCAGGCCTATGACCTCTGGACGGGCGAACGCTTCCAGAAACGCTTCAAGGCGAAACGGGCCGCGTTCCCTTCATCCAAGGAACTGCGGAAAGGCGCACTCTGCCCGGACACATTCTACCGGAAGGTCATCACGCTTGAGGACGCGATCGCGGGCGGGTGCGACCTCTTCGATCTGGAAAGCCTCAAGCTCGAATACAGCGCCGACGAGTTCCGGAACCTGTTCCTGTGCGAGTTCGTGGACGACACGCAGTCCGTGTTCAGGCTGGCGGATCTGGAAACCTGCTACGCGGATACGGATACATGGCCGGACTTCAACCCCACGGCGGACCGCCCGCTCGGGAACCTCCCCGTGTGGGGCGGCTATGACCCCTCGCGCAGCAGGGACGACGCCTCTTTCGTCATCGTGGCCCCGCCGCTCAAAGAGGGCGGCGAGCACCGGGTGATCGCCCGCTACAAGTGGCTCGACAAATCCTACATCTGGCAAGCCGAGCGCATCCGGGAATTGGTCGGGCGGTACAACTTCCGGCATATCGGGGTCGACGTCACCGGGCCGGGCATCGGCGTGTTCGAGCAGATCCGCGCCTTCTTCCCGCTGGCGACGCCGATCAACTACTCCGTGCAGCTCAAGACCCAACTCGTGCTGAAGGCAAAGGAACTCATAGAGGCGCACCGCCTCAAGTGGGACGCGGGGCAGAACGACATTGCCCACGCCTTCCTCACCATCCGGCAGGGCGTCACGGACAGCGGGCAGATCTCCTACTCGGCCTCCCGCACCAGCGCCACGGGGCACGCCGATGTCGCCTGGGCAATCATGCACGCGCTGGCGGCGGAGCCCATCGGCAAGCCGAAGGGCGGCTGCGTCGTCTTCATCCAATAAGGGGAAAACATGGGAAAAAAGAAACCTGCGCCGCTGGCGTTCTGCTTCGGCGATCCGGAGCCCGTCCTGAGCGGGGCCGTGTATGAGTATCTGGGCGTCTGGCTCCTCGACAACGGGCGGTACTATGCAACGCCCGTCCCGTGGTCGGGGCTGGCGCGGCTTTTGCGGGCGAACGCCTACCACGGGCCGATCCTTGAGTTCAAAACGAACATGGCCATGCGCGGGTTCCGGGCGTCCGCAGCCCTCACACGCCGGGACATGCACGCCGTGGCCACGGACTATATGGTCTTTGCCAACGCCTATCTGCTCCTCTCGCGTAACTGGCTCGGGGAAACTGTGAAGATGCGGCACCTGCCCGCGATCAACATGCGCCGGATGAAGGAGCCGGACAGATACGGGCTCCTGCTCCCTTCCGGGCAGTTCCACGAGTTCGGGCCGGGCGAGGTGCTGCACCTGAAAAACTATGACGTGAGCCAGACAATCTACGGCTTGCCCGGCTACCTCGGCGCGATCCAGTCCATGCTGCTCAACGAGGACGCTACCCTTTTCCGGCGGCGTTACTACAAGAACGGCGCGCATGTCGGGTATATCTTCTACTCTTCGAGCGCGCAGCTTGAGCAGGCGCAGCAGGACGCGATCAAGAACGCCATACAGAACGCCCGGGGCGTCGGCAACTTCCGGAATATGTTCCTGCACATCCCGAACGGACGGGAAAAGGACGTGCAGATCGTCCCCGTGGGGGACTTCTCCACCAAGGACGAACTGGAACGGATCAAGAGCATCAGCCGCGACGACATCATCGCCGCGCACCGCATCCCGCCCGCGATGGCCTCGATCATCCCGCAGAACATGACGGGGTTCGGGGACATCACCAAGATCGACGCCGTATATTTCCGCAACGAGGTCATGCCGATCCGCGAAGTCCTGCTCGAGATCAACGAGGCGCTGCCGCCCGCCCTGCATATCGGGTTTACGGATACGCAAGGGGAAGAAAATCAGTAGCGAGTTAGGCAGAATCCCCCTATACTTACCAACGATTCAGGGGGAAATCATGAGAGTTTACTGTCCGGCATGTGGGCATATCTGCACCATTTCATCC